AAATCAAACTGTGTAATTTCTTCAATTGTTAATACTAACTGTATTAATTCTTTTTTTCTATCATCTTCTTCAGAAAAAATATATTCAAATGAATAATCTTTTATATTAAAGTTTAAATTTTGTAATTCTATAGAAGTTATATAATTTCTAATTTCATTTATAACCTCTCTAATTTTTTCATTTTTCATAATTTATCCTACTACTTCAGTAACAACAAATTTTGATACAGGCCATCCAGTAGTTGATTTTAATTTTTCTAAAGTGGTTGCTCTTGTTAAACTCCATTTGGCTTTAACTGTTTTGTTTGAATAGTTTTTAAAGTTTAAATATGTGGCTTCATCAGGTATATCATAGTAAAATCCTATACCAAATGCAGCACCAGTTACTCTCATTTCAGGGTGAACTGTGCCATCATAATGGAAATTCATTATATAACTTTTTGTTCCTGTTCTCCAATCTGTTTGTTCATCTACTCTTTCAATTTTTACTGTTCCTGATAAATCTTTTATTTTAGTTTTCCCCGCATTTTTTTCTGGATGAGTTATAAAGTTTACTACTTTAGCTCTAGTAATTTGAGTTTCCGGAAGTTGAGTGTATTTGTTTATTTGATGATTTTTAACTGTTGCTTCAATTTCCGCTTCTTCATTTTCTTCCAATTCAAAATTAGTAGTAAAATATAATACATTTCCTGTTTTAACCGATGGTTGTCCATTTGCATCTGTTTCTGTCGATTCACCGGTCATATTTATAATTAAACCTTGACCATATGCACTTTCATACTCTTTAATTTTATTTATTTTTACTTTAATTCTTATCTTTTCTCCGATTTTTCCTAAATATGAAGATTCTTGTTTAGCTGACGACTGAGATCGTTTTTCAAATTCACCTTTATCTCGTAAAAATGTAGCAAACAAAGCCCCAAACAATCCTGAGTTATTTTTCTTGAAAAAGTTTTGTTTTGAAAGAACTTTTAAGTTATGAAAAAAATCAGAAAATTCTGGTTTTTTGTTAGCTTCAATATCAAAATCTTTAGATTTTGACCATTCTAAAAACTCTTGTGTTAACTTTTCAGCTTTTTCTTTAAATGTTTTATCTTCTTGAACTCTTGTATAAATTGGATCAACGTAATCTCTACTAGGAGTTTTTGCTGATAAAGCGGTTTGAACAGTAGATGATACGGATGTTCCGCTTTGTAAACTAAATTCATCAGCCTTTTTCTTAGAAAGATATTTTCCTGTATGAAGATATGTAGCAGCAACCCAAAATCCTAAATCTTCTTGAGATATATAATTTCCAATTCCTCCATATCCTCCTCCAAAATCATCTCCCATTTCTTCAGATTCTTTTATAGAATCCCTAATCATTTCAATAATTTCTGCATAGGACATTAATGAATCGGCTGTTGCTCTATTAGGTAAAAATCTTTTAAGGCAACTACTTCCGACCATTATAAATTCTCCAACATGTTTATTTGGAAATCTTTGAGGGTCTTCTTTTTCTAGTTTTAAAATAAAAGTATTGTTTCTATCTCTCGTTGTTTGACATACATCACATTTTTGTGTTCCGGTTCGGTATTCATGAGGCAAATGTTTATCCGATTCTTTTGGAGCGTAGTTTAGTATATTACCATGTTCTGTATGTTCAATTTTAGCAATAAACCTATATCCTTCAACTCTTGGTGGTTCACCAATTAATTGTACTTGATATTGTTTTACCGTAACTTCTTTTAATTCAGCGGCAGGATCTTGCGCAACACCGCCAGGAACAACTTTACCAGTGAAAGCGTTAACAAATATAGATTTTTTAACAAATTCCTCTTTTAGAACTTTTAACTCCATTGGGGGAACTCCCCATTTAACAGCCCTTTTATTTAATTTTTCAATATCGGATTTTAAATGGTTATATCCTTTTTCGCCTAAAATATGTGGTTTTCCTAAATCCTCCTCTGCTTGGACTTGACTTTCATTTTCTGTAATTAATGGTAATAATTTTATCATATTTTATATAAATATTAGTCATAATTTTAAATTTACATATATATTTATAGGATAACATGAATAACACAGTTACACAAGAGTTTATAGTAGAGAATGAACAGGGGTTACATGCTAGACCATCTGCGTCATTTGTAAAAAAAGCAAATGAATTTGATTCTGATATAGAAGTTGTATCAGAAAATGGAGAAATTGCGAATGGAAAAAGTATAATATCTTTATTATGTTTGACCGCAGGTAAAGGATCAAAACTTACTATCACCGCACAAGGATCTGATGCTAAAGAAGCAATTTATGCTTTGGGATATTTGTTCAAAACCAAATTTAATGAAAATTAATTTTTATATAGGTTACGGAATATAATAATACTTGAGATTGACATAGATTGAAGAACGGATTATCATGGTTCTATACTATGGGAAAAAAATCAAAAGAAGATAAAGTTAAATTAGATTATTTAGACCGAAGGAAAAAAATATTTAATTCGGTATCGAATATATCTTATGATATATTTATCAACATATCTGATAAACAAAAGGTAGGTGAATCTACAGAAAAAGGAATTAGAGTTTTAGTTGCTAGATATCCCGACTTTTATAAGTTATATTTTTATCAATATTTTCCTGTGGGATCGCCAAGTTATCCTAGAGGAGGAATTAAGGTATGGAATGCTACTGAAGAAATGATGCAATCTTTTTACTATGAATCTGTAGCTTTACATCCTGAAGGTGGATATCATAAATTTTACGATAAAAATGATGAGTCTTAAAAAAAATAAATCTTTATATTTAAAATGTGATTGTAGTTGCCATTTACTAGAAATAGAGTATGATGACGACTTCGATGACAGTTTTTGTATAGCGTTATGGAGTCGTGGTAGACAAGGAGAAATTTTATCTTGGAGAGATAGAATTAGATGGATCTGGAATATTATTCGAACAGGTAATCCCTGGTCGGATAGTGTTATAATAAACAAAACAAAAGCAAAAGAAATAATAAATTATATTAACAAACATCTATAAAAGGAACGATGTTATGGATATGACTACAGAAATAGAAAATAATTCTAAATATATTATCATGAGGGATGATAAACCTATATCGAACGAAGAACTTTCATTTGATGAGGCAAAAAAAGAACTTGAAAGATGGCAGAACATTCTAAAGAGATGGCCTGATGGTACTAAAGTTAGAATGGAACCTAAAAAATAATTATGCAAAATTCTACATTAGTTGTTGGAGGTTTATCCGAATTTAAAGAAAATGTTAAACCACAAAAAAGTTTACTTGAACAAATTGAATCGGCTAAATCTGTTTATGAAGTGCAAGAACTTCTAAAAGTAGGAGGAAAATATATAGGTGCTAGTAAAAAAACAATGAGAATGTGGGCTAAAGCATCTGCTAAAAGAATAAGTGAGTTGAGTTAAGACAATAAATATTATAGTTAAGTAAAAAAGACGTGGATTAAATTTTTATCCACGTCTTTTTATTTTTGTTCATTGGAGATTGACTTTCTATTTATTAATAATGATTGATATATGTCAGATAAAAAAGTAATAAATTCTAAGTCAAAAGAAATTACTCCAATGATATTGCCTTCTGACAATACCATAATGGAAAATTACATCAAAAAAAATAAAATCAAACTTACCGAACAAACGTTATCTTCTATTGAATATGCTATTCAAAACAAACTTCCTTTTATTGAAGTATTTGGTTTTAAAAATTCAGATTTTATTATTGCCATTGCACAAAAAGATTATCTTGTCAATGTAGATCACATTTATAAATTCTACTTAGATTCAGAGCACTACGAACTCTGTCCAAGAGTAGTTAGGTTACAATCATTATTACAAAATCTAAATGAAAAAGAAATCGAAACTAATGGAGAATTCAAATTCAAATGAATATCATTCACCACTTAAAAAAGATAATAGTCCAATCATACCACAACGTTCAAAGTTTCGAGGTAATTTATCGATTTTTGATCGTAAATTAACAGAAAAACAACAAAAATTTTTAGAATTAGCTAATGATAAAAATACAAAAATTATGTTTGTATTAGGTCCAGCAGGTTCTTCTAAAACATACCTAGCCGTTCTTAATGCATTAAAAATGATAAATGATAAAAAAGTAAGTGATTTAATTTATATTAGATCCGCAGTTGAATCCGCAGATTCAAAATTAGGATTTTTGCCAGGAGAAGCAGATGAAAAAATGGCACCTTATTTACAACCACTTATGGATAAATTGGTGGAATTGCTTCCAAAAAATGAAATCGATGTGTTACAAAAAGAAGAACGTTTTTCTAGTATTCCTGTTAGTTTTTTAAGAGGGTTAAATTGGAACGCTAAAGTTATTATAGCTGATGAAGCTCAAAATATGACCTATAAAGAACTTTTTACATTAATTACACGAACGGGGGAATTTTCAAAAGTTTTTATTTTAGGAGATCCAGAACAATCAGATATTAATGGAAAAAGTGGTTTTATAAAAATGATAAATACGTTTAGAGACGATGAATCTAGATATAACGGTATTCATGTTTTTGAATTTACCGAGGAAGATATTGTTAGAAGTGGGTTAGTTAAATTTATTATACAAAAATCAAGATCAGAATTGATATCTAAAAAGTAATGAAAACGTAAATATATATATATTTATACTTTATACAATAAAATAATATATGTCAAATAAACGTGTATCTGAACTAAATGAGTTACAGGCGATTGAACTTCAGCCTGATGATTTAACTTTAGTTACAGACGTAAGTGTTTTTGAATCTAAAAAACTAAGATTCCAAACTTTTAAAACTTGGGTTTTATCTGATCCAGGCTCTATTACCGCTTCAAGAGCTTTAACATCAGATTCAGCCTCTTATCTAATTTATACTGGTATTCCAAACGGTACTGCTAGTTATGCTATTTCCTCAAGTCATGCGACAACCGCGAGTTGGGCTGATAATGGAAATTTTTGTAATTTATCAGCAACCGCATCTTGTATAAGTGGTAATTATACTGCATCTAGAGCAATTTCAGCAAGTTATGCTCTCACATCAAGTTATGCAGTATCAGCCAGTTGGGCTGATCGTGGAGGATGGTCAAAATATTCTGAAACAGCATCGTATATATGGTATACAGGTGTTCCAAATGGTACAGCTTCTCATGCTTTAACATGTGCATCTGCAGCATATGCTACAACAATAAATGCACAAACTGCATCATATATTACTTATAATGGAACACCTAACGGAACATCTTCTTATTCTATAACAAGTTCTCAAAGTGAAACTGCTTCTTATCTTTATTATAATGGATCAAGAGTTAACGGAACAGCTTCTTTTGCAATATCATCAAGTAGAAGTGAATTTACTCAAAATTCTGAAACTGCTTCTTATCTTTATTATAACGGATCAAGACCAAATGGAACTGCTTCTTTTGCTTTAAATGCAAGAAATGCAATTAGGGCTAATTCCGCATATAGTGCTGATATAGCTGAATATGCTACATTAGCTAACACTTCACAGTGGGCAGCAATAGCAACTATTGCTTATACCGCAAGTTTCGCAACATCTTCGTTAACATCTAGTGTATGTATCGGAACATCTTCTTATGCAATTGCTTCTAAAATTTCTTTAGATCCAAACCAATATAGGATGTATGGCCCATATAGTTCTACTGATTCGGGAGGAACTAACACTACTACTGAACAATCTATTGTTAATTTTGTTATTTTACCAACAAATGGAGTAACTACTGTTATAGTTATGGCTTTATGTGATGTTAAAATACCAATTACAACTACAGATACGGATTTAGCTGAAGTAAGTTTATATCTCGATTATACTGAACCAGGATTTGAAACAAGTTTTGGACCTTTAGATACTTGTAGACCTAATAATTATATAAATTTGGAAATGACCGGTGGATTTAGTTTAAGTGGATATAATAGACAATCCACCACATTAGGACATAGTTGGCCTAATGTATCTGGAAGTTGGTATAAATTATCTGTTCGAGCTTCTGGAGGAGCAACATTAGATACAAATAGAGGTACAACATTTTTTGTATATACAAGACCAGATACAACATTAACTAAAACAGCTTATCCTCCATATTAATTTAATTTATGAGTATACCAATCAAAGTTTCTGAACTCAATCCATTAACACAAGTAACGTCAGATGATTATTTTGTGTTAAATGATAGTGCTTCTGTTACTACTCGGAGAGCAACTTTAGATGTTTTAGTAGATTTTTTAACAGGATCTACTAAACCTTTTATAAGCAGTTCGTATGCGTTATTGGCTTTAAGTGCTAGTTATGCTTTAAGTGCTAGTTATGCTTTAAGTGCTAGTTATTCCAAAGATTCTTTATCATCATCTTATGCTTTAAGATCTTTTTATACAACGTATGTAAATCCTGTAGAGCCGCTTCCAGCTGATACAGTCAATATGATTGGAACAGCAAGTTGGGCATTAAATAGTATTAATTCCACAAATTTTGATGGAACTGCATCATGGGCACACAATGCTAAATCAGCTCTTTACGCATCACAATCTCAATGGGCAGTTTCCGCGTCGTGGGCTTCAAGTAGTTTAACTGCGAGTTATTTTTTAGGTGATATTGAAGGAACTGCATCATGGGCACATAATGCTAAATCGGCTTTTTACGCATCACAATCTCAATGGGCAGTTTCCGCATCATGGGCTTCAAGTAGTTTAAGTTCTAGTTATTCTTTGAATTCAACATCCGCATCCTATTCTTTATCAGGATCATATGCTTTAACTGCTAGTTATTTACAATCAAACGGTAATAATACAGGTTTATGGATATATGGTCCATATCAAGTAAAAAGTTGGTGGGATGATTTATCCGCAAGAGCAAATTTATCATATGGACGTTTACAAATCACTGCATCATTAGATTGTTCAATTTTAATCCAAGCACATCAACGTATTGCTCCAAACGGAGTACCGTTTAATTTATATCCAAGTTGGGTTAAATATGGTAGTTATTTATATCTAAAATCAGGATATTCTCAACCCTTATCAGGAGATGTTATAGATTCAGAATTGCTTTATATCGACCGGTTGGGAACAATAAACACAGGTATAATAGAAAAATCTGCATTAAGATCATATAGAACAGATTTATCAGCTGGAGAATATACAATATATTCAAATGTTTGTGTTTGGGGACATCCGGAATTTGGAGATGATCTTCAGGATACAATTGATACAACCACTACATATTTTATATATTGTAATAAAGATTGTTTAACTATCAAACCTTGGAGTAGTTGGATTGAAACTGATCCTATAGGACCGTGATTTTTGTTGACAGGTTTTTAATTTTCCACTATATATATACACGAATGATATGCTCTGAGTAGAGATGTCATAAGTTTAATAGTCTAATAAGATATTAAAAAGAAAGGAAAAAATATGTTACCTGTACTTCGTAATCGTTGGCACACGCCTACCGTGCGTGATGAACTTTTTTCAAACTTTAACTCATTATTTGATGATTTCTTCAAAGATGATTTTTGGGATCTTGTTAAGTCTCAAGGAGTTACACCATCTCAAGGAGCATATCCGAGAGTGGATGTAATTGCATTTGAAGATAGAATCGAACTTGAATCAGAAATTCCTGGTTTGAAAAAAGATGATGTTTCTGTCGAAGTTTGCGATGGTGTATTAACCATCAAAGGAGCTAAACGCACAGAATCGGAAGAAAAAAAAGGGGGGAAAGTTGTATTTAAAGAATTAAAACGATCATCCTTTCAACGTTCATTTTTATTGGATGATAGTTTAGATGTTAATTCTGTTGATGCAAAATTTAATGATGGTATACTAAATGTAGTAATAAAAAAAGTAACACCGACAAAAGTTGCACCAGAAGTTAAAAAGATTGAAATTAAGTAAAGAATAAGGTTCAAAAACCTCCCATCTAAAAAGATGGGAGGTTTTTTGTTTTTATAATTCTATTTATATAAACTATGAAGGATAAAATTATTAACAACACTACATTTCCTTATTTTTTAGGATTTTCTGCATTATTGATTGCATTATGTGCAGCAATATTTTCAGTATATGGAATAGGAAGTTTGTTTGCTGGAGCATCAGTATCGGCAATGATTATGGCTGGTAGTTTAGAATTAGGAAAATTGGTTGCGACTACTTTTCTTTATAGATATTGGCAAAAAACAATAGGTATTGTAAAAACTTATTTAACAATTGCAGTAGTGTTATTAATGATTATAACTTCCGCTGGTATTTTTGGATTTCTTAGTGCGGCATATCAACAATCATCTTTAAATTTTAAATTAACTCAAGAAAAAATAGTTAATATTGAACAATCTAAAGGTTATTATACAAATCAAATAGGAATTTCACAAGAACGAATTAAAGTATTAAATGAAACAAGAAAAATACAAGAATCACGTCTTTCCGAAGCATTGACTAATACATTTTTAGTTCGTAATCCAATTCAACTTCAACAACTTCAACAACAAACTATTAAATTAATAGATCAGGCTAACGATGATATTAAAAACGAAAATACAAAGATCGAAGAAAGTAGAAACAAACTTCAATCTATAGATGAAAATATTAACCAATTAAAAATTGGTGCTACTGAGAAAAAGGATATTCAAACGTTTAAGTTTGTTGCGGAGGAACTAAACACGGATTTGGATACTGTTGCTAAATGGTTTATTATATCACTTATTGTTGTATTCGATCCTTTAGCTATCGCATTAATTTTAGCATACAACGTTGTTGTATATAAAAAAGAAGATGTTAGAATAAAAGAAGAAGATGATACAGAAAAAAAAACTTTAGATTCTGAGGTAAAAACTAATTCTGTTGTAGAAGATAAACCAATAAATCCTATACAAAATGTAAGTGAATCTGAACCTATAATTCAACCTGTAGTATATACTCCAAAAAACGAAATAACAGTAGAACCGTCTACAACGCAAATTCAAATTGATTCTCCAATTGGTCATCCACCAGAAATGGATGATTATTATAAAAGAATGTTTAAACAATAAATAATTGTTGACATTTGATATTAATATCATTATTATTCAGTTGTAAACAAAATTTGTCGTTTTTAAAAATATGATGATATATATTTTTCGATTATGCATCTAGATGACATACACTATATATTAGAAATTTTAGAAGACGCAGTTTTGAACAAAGATTGGGAACCGGTTGAAGAGGCTCAACAATATTTGAGAGATTATTTAAAAGACCGAGGTTCTAAATACTCAGAAGAAGAGTAGTAACTATGTTAATAACAATACTTATAATATTTCTAATATTATCTTTAATAACGAACATTTTATTGGGCAGATTGTTATACGTTCAATTTAAAAAATTGAAAATATACGAAAACTGGATCATAGAATATGAGGATTGGGTTGGTTCTGTACGAAATGTTGTTCGATCTACGTATATCCATATGCGTAAAATAGATGAAAAAGACGTTTTTTTTAAAGATGATGATGTAGGGGTTGTATTTACCGAGTTACTGAATTTATTAAAATATCTTAACGATAGAATTCAGAAGTAACAAATTATGAAAAAACTTATAAGCAAGAAGTCAAAAGTTTCTAACAAAATTAAAAAGTTAAAAAGAAGTTATAAAGTCGGAAAAGTTAAATCTAAAAAACCACTTAAAAAACCTATAAAACGTGGTATTAAAAACAAAAAAAAGAACGGTGACATATCAGTAATAATTGATACACCGAATGAAACTCCCATTGAAGTAGTTAAAAAAACTAAAAGATCTAGGAAAAAATCTTCTGATAAAATGTATTTTACTCAAGATACAGAAGATTCTATAGAGATTTATAACAAAACAGAATGTGTTAAAGAAAGAGAATTAATTTTTGAATCGAAAATTAAATTCCCTTTTGAAAAGTTAGTTGAAAATATTTTTAACACTTTTAAATTTTCTTATTTTGAAACAAGTCCTTTAGATGTTCAGAAAGAAACTATTTCACATCTGGTAGCTAATATGCATAAATTTGATAAGAGCAAAGGTAGAGCTTTTGCTTATTTTTCTATTGTTGCAAAACATTATTTAATATTTTTAAATAATTCTAATTATAAAAGGTTTAATCAGTCCGTGGAAATTGGAGAAGAAAGAGACGAACATACGTTACAACTTCAATCAGAGGATAAATATTATCAACAAGCAGAAATGTCAGAGTTTATGAAACTTATGATAAGTTATTGGGAAAAGAATGTTGGTAAGATTTTTTCAAAACAAAGAGATTTAAACATTGCGAATGCAGTAATTGAATTATTTCGTAATTCTGATCGTATAGATTCATTTAATAAAAAATCTTTATATTTGTATATTAGAGAAATTTCTAATTGTAAGACACAACAAATCACAAAGGTTATAAACAGAATGAAATCGTGTCACAATAATATTACCAAATCTTACCAATCTACAGGAAATATAACAAATTCGTTATCTTTAATAAAAGTTTGACCATTATATTAAAATAACAATATTTCTAAACCACACTGGATTTCTAGTGTGGTTTTCTATTTATAAACATATGAATGTAAATTTTGAGTTGTATGACGGAAAAACATATAAAGATTTAATGAAAGATATTGTCACTAATACCGAAAATAAACGTGATCAAATTGATATAGTAATTTCGGATCTTAGAGAAAAAATACAAACTATTAACGATGCTATTATGTTAGCACCAATTATACAATCTTATTTAGATATTGGTATTAAAAATGACGAATCTTTAGTTAAATTAGCTGCTGTAGTTCAACGGTTAATATCGTCTCAAACTAATGCTGAAGATGGAGGTACTTTATTAACTGATGAAGAAAAAGAACAGTTGTTAAAAACTATAAAAGAAGTAGATTTGAGTTCAAAAGAACCTGTAGTTAAAACAAAAAGGTAAAAGTTATGTCTTATTGGAATGTAATATCAGGAAAAAATTATAAAGTTTTAGATAAATTCGATCAAAAAAGTTTATCTCAAGGAAATAATGATGAGTTTTATGAAATGGAACCAGCAGTTGTTCTTGATATTATTTTAGATGAAAATCATAAAATTTTTCAAAATAAAGAAATTACTAAAGTAGATTCTGATAAAATACAAGCCGATTTAAAAGGAAATAAACCACTTCCTACCGATGTAGATTATTCATGGATAGGACGTGCTTTAATTCGAATGATTTATAGTCAAAACAATGTAGAAAAAGAACAGTTAATATGGGCGTTACCATTAGAATCTAATATTAGTGAATATCCATTAGTGAATGAAATAGTAGTAGCAGTAAAATATATGAATACTGTTTACTATACAAGAAAGTTAAATTATAACAATCATGTTAATTCGAATGAAACTTTTGGATTGGAACAATTAGTCGGAGGTTTTAGTGATACTGTTCAGAAGGGTAACAGAGAGTTAAACGAACCTAAAAAAGAATTTCAGGGTCCAAAATCGGTTTCAAGATATCAAGGGGGATATGGATTTGAAGGAGTGGTTGGACGATATTTTTTAATTAATAAAAATATTAGAGCGGTAAAACGATATGAAGGAGATTTGGTTTTAGAAAGCAGATTTGGACAATCTGTTAGATTTTCTACATATGATGATAAACGTGAAAATGACACTGGATACAAAGAATATTCAGATTATTATAACAACGTTCCTAATCCATATACAGGATTTCCAACAGGTGGTGGCAATCCTATGATTATTATAAGAAACCGTCAACGTCCTATTTTAAAAGAAGGTGAAGAGTATAAAACTCATAAAAAACTTCCTCCTGCTAAAGGTACTAAAATGGAAAAAAACGTTGGAGGATATATATCAGAGGATATAAATAATGACGGAACTACTATTGCTATTACAAGTGGACAAACTATAACTAAATGGGTAACAACATGTTATAAACAAATGTGGGAAGAACAAAAAGAAGAACAATCCGCGTTTTCTCCATCAGGATGTTCAAAATTTAAGTTTCCCACTTTAGATAAAGATCAACTTATAATAAATACAGATAGAATTATTTTATCATCTAGGTTGGCGGAAATGTTTTTATATTCCAAAAAACGATTTGGTATTGTTACGGATTCAGAATTCACCGTTGATTCCCATGATCAAATCGTTTTTAACACAAATCAAAAAACTGTAATAAATTCACCTGCTATTTATTTAGGAGAATATAACATTACCGATGAACCAGCTTTGTTAGGACAAACAACAGTTAATTGGTTATATGAGTTATGTAATTGGTTGTTAGAACATACTCATTGGTATATCCATACTCATCCTGATACTGGCGGTCCATCTCCTTTACAAACACAATTATCGGTTCAAAGACAGGAATTGATAAAGTTGAGAGATAAATTACATACACTAATGAGTAGAAGGGTATTTTTAACTGGAGGAGGGCTTGCAAATGGTAAAGATGGAGGAAACATTCAAGATGGGGTTGATCCTGTGAAAATCAACACATCTTCTGGAAATGGGGTTCCTGGTGGATTTAAAGGTAAAAATTATAGACCTTCGTAAGAACATTAATATATTTATAAATTATGAAAACAAATGAATTTAAATCACTGATAAGACAGATTGTTATAGAAGAAGTTGAACGTGAAGTTCAAAAACAATTACCAAAGTTGTTATTTGAAATGTTAAGTAGTAAACAAACACCTACTACTATTGTAAACGAAACGGTTAAACCATCAACAATTCCTTCTAAAGTAGTTAAAAATAATGTAGAAACTACAAAGAAACCAATAAAAAATTATGTAAAAAATCCTATTTTAAATCAAATTTTAAATGAAACTACACCAGGATTACCGCAAGGTGATTTTGATAGTGGGGTTCCATTACCACATTTTGATAAAATAGGAAATATACAAGAATCTGTGACTCCTGTAACTCATCAACCCTCTTATAAAATGGAAGAAATGCATGAAGAGGTTTCTACTGGAACAGACATTTCACGACTTTTTAATAAAAATTTCAAAGCAATTTTAGATAAATCTAAAGAAAAAGGAGCAAATTCTGGAAATTATTCAGGATTAGTTCAAAATTGGTAAATTATGTCTCATTCTACTATAAAATTTAAAACTCCAATCGGATTGACATTGCCTATTCAAAACGATGGTGTCGGATTTTTTAGTCAGACATATGATACATTTACCGCTACAAAAACAAATATTATTAATTTATTAAAAACAAAACCAGGAGAAAGAAGAATGCAACCATTGTTTGGTTGTAGATTATATAATGCTGTATTTCAACAAAATACAGAAGTTCTTCCTGAATATATACGAAATATAATAAAAGAAGACATTGGGAACTGGATTCCTAATGTAACGATAGATAAAATAGATGTAAAATTTTATAAGAATGAAGAATCTAATTCGATTGATATTTATAAAATATATGTCGCAGTAGTTTTTACTGTGAATATAATTAATAAAACTGATACTGTCGAGTTTATTATTGATTCAGATAGTATATAACAATTTTGGAGGAAACATTGTGTCCACGACCGTTCAAAAATCATTTAAACCACTAAGCAAAGATATAAAATATGTTAATAAAGACTTTTCTAGTTTAAAAACAGAATTAATAAATTTTGCAAAAACATATTTTCCAAATTCTTATAAAGATTTTTCCGATGCTTCTCCTGGAATGATGTTTATTGAAATGGCGTCGTATGTAGGAGATGTGTTATCTTTTTATACTGATCAAGCCTTTAAAGAAGGCATGATTCAAAATGCTACAGAACGTAAAAACGTTATTTCTTTAGCCAAGTTTTTAGGATATAAAGTAAAACCGACAAAAGCATCTTGTGCGGAAATTGAGTTATTTCAATTATGTCCTTCTATGAGGGATTCAACAGGAAACTATGTTCCTGATCCTGATTATTTATTAGCTATAAAAGAACATGCTCAATTTTCAAATACTTCCAATCAATTTTATTTGTTAGATCAATCTATAGATTTTTCAGTTGATACACAGTTGTCTCCAAGAGAAGTAACTGTATATTCAAGAGATGAATTTAACCTCCCCACATTTTTTTTAGTTAAGAAAACGGCCAAAGTATTTTCTGGAAAAATTGTAACTAAAGAGTTTGTTGTTGGTGCATTACAACCATTTCTAAAATTAGAATTAACTGAAGATAACGTATTAGAAGTTTTAGACGTTCGGGATTCAGATAACAACAGATGGTATGAAGTAGATTATTTAGCTCAAGAATTGGTATTAACAGAAATACCAAACGATGTTTCCTTTGAAGGATCTCTTTCTGAATATAAAGATACCGTTCCTTATATTTTAAAATATTTGAGAACTCCAAGAAGGTTTATTGTTGATGTTGATGATAAAAACAAAACTACATTAACTTTTGGTGCTGGTGCTGAAGGGTTTTCTGATGAAATTGTTAACATGAGTTCACAGGCCATCGGTATTGGGTTAAGTGGAGTAGATATGGTACGTGTGCCTTTAGATCCAAGTAGTTTTATGGAAAATGAATCGTATGGAATTTCACCTTCTAATACTACAATTACTGTTACATATGTAATTGGGGGTGGAATAGATTCGAATTGTCCATCTAATGATATAAGAAATATTGTATCAATTAATTATGAAAATTCAGAGGAAGGATTAACTATAGATGAGATAGATCTGTTAAATACAGTTAAAAATTCTTTAAAAGTTAATAACACCACTCCAGCAACAGGTGGACATGACTCGGAAACAGAAATGGAAATTAAGTTGAATGCTATGGCTAATTTTCCTTCTCAATACCGAGCTGTAACAAGAAATGATTATTTGGTCAGGGTATATTCTATGCCTTCAAGATATGGAGCCATAGCAAAAGCTCAAGTTATTACCAATAACAGTTTGAATATTAATGTTAAAAGAATGTTAACAGGAACAATAGATCAAAATAATAATGCGACATTATATGATAATAGTGTAAATAATTATTTTCGAAAAATATCTGCTGATATAAGCAATCCATTTTCAATCAATTTATATGTTTTATCTTATGATAACAACAAAAATTTAATTCCGGTAAACGAGGCATTATCCACTAATTTAATTAAATATTTGAAAAAATTTAGAATGATGACGGATGGAATTAATATAATTGACGGATATGTAATAAACATTGGTGTAAATTTTAACATTCTTGTTTATAAAGGGTATAATAAAAAAGATGTTTTAAAAAATTGTATATCATCTGTTAAAAACTTTTTTAATATTGATTTTTGGAATTTTTCACAACCCATTAATATTAGTCAGTTAGAATTAGAAATTGCTAAAGTAGAAGGAGTACAGTCTGTTTCAGATGTAGAAATTGTAAATTTAAATGCTAATGTCGGAAATTATTCTACAGTTGAATATGATATAAAATCTGCTACAAAAAATAAAATTGTGTATCCGTCATTAGATCCATCGATATTTGAAATTAAATATCCAGATACAGATATTAGAGGATTAGCAATTTAATTTGAAAGAAAGTATAATATGCACCATTATATATATCCAATACAAGATGCTTACATAAGTAACAAATCATCTGAAATCAATAAAAATTTCGGATTAGATGAAATGTTAGCGGTTGGTGTTAGTCAGAGTTATGCCAGAGTTATAAACAACACAAAAACCTATTCTTTTAGAAATGAATATGCAGCAGGAATGCAATTTCAAAATTTCACAGGTTTGTTAACCGGGTCTTTTTTTGGAACATCGATTGTAAATGGAACAATTGTAGGAAATACAAACAAATTTACCTCTTCATATTTTTCAGGAAGTGTAAGTGGAAGTATAACTGGAAATGAAACAGGATCTTCAATAATTTCTTCAAATTTCAGTGGAAGTTTGATTGGATTTACAGGAAGTATTATTTCAACATTTGTTAATGGAACTGTAACAGGTTCTATAACCGCTTCATGCTTTTCAGTTTTTACTGGAAATTTAACTAATTTTTCAGGAAGTGCAACAGGATATTTTACAGGAAATGAAATAAAATCTGAACAAAATGTTTCTATTGTAAATAGAAAATATATAAATCGTTCTTTATTGAAGTTCAATTTATCTTCTATATCTGAATCTATAGTAAACGGATCTATAGTCAATCCAAAATTCTTTTTAAAAATGTTTGTTACGGAAGCTAGAGAACTTCCGGTTGAATATAAAATACATGTTTTTCCAGTAAGCCAAAGTTGGGTTCAGGGTGACGGATATTTTTCTGACGATGGATCAAATGAAGGTGTAAGTTGGAATTGGAGAAATAAGAATTCAGGAAGTGCATGGTTTTCTCCATATACTACAACAGTAATTACTTCATCTACCGATTATATTAACAATTATTCGTTAGTCAGTGAATCGTTTACAAGAGGCGGTGGAACTTGGTATAATGTTCCTTGTAGTCAATCATTTTCCTACGAATCTGCGGATATTAAAATGGATGTAACCCCTATTGTTTCTTCTTGGTTAAACAATTCGATTCCAAACGAAGGATTTATTATATTATGTTCAGAAGAAACAAATCCTTCAGGTTCTAATGCTCATTTGTTTTTCTTTAGTCGAGAAACAAACACAATTTATAGTCCATATCTGGATGTTGGTTGGGATGACCAAGTTTATATTACAGGCAGTTTTGGAACTGGAAGCATAGTTTCAGTTACATATCCACCTGGAGTTAGTGGTAGTATGTTATCAACTTCAATAATTACAGGAGTTTCTGCTAATGGAAATGTAGGAGGAAATCTATTTTTAATGTTAGATTCTTCAGATACAGTATTATCTACATCTATTTGTAATTTAACTGGACAAAACGGAACTATTAAAGGATTGGAAATAGATGGGTATATTACTGGTAGTGCTCCTATAAATTCGAGTGGATCAAGATATATTACTGCATCAATTCATCAAGGAGATTTTTCTGGATCTACAATTTTAGGAGTATATAGTTCATCTGTTTTTTATGGAACTTTAACTGGATCATTTGTAGGATCTTTGTTTGAAAATCATTATATTACAGGAAGTGTTCCAGATTATTATCAAAATTCTACTGCTGCTGGAATTGTTTTGGGTTATCAAGCTTCAAACAACGAAGTTAGAGGAATTATAACATCAGGATTGTTAAGGGGAGCAGATGTAAGAATATTTTATACAGGAAGTTATGCATATTTAACATCGAGTTATACAATAACAACAACGACTATTACAGGCAGTTCGTTTCAGTTAATTGATTCAAACAAATCTTTTGTAACTATTGTTCAAGATTTAAAAAATAATTATAAATTTGGTGAAGTTCCTCGTATTAACATATTTGCAAGAGAAAAATATCCGTTAAAAACGTTTGGAAAAGCGTTACAACAACCGATATATGTTACTCCGAGGTTATTACCTACAAGTAGTTTTTATGCAATTAAAGATAATGAAACTGAAGAATTTATTGTAGACTTTGATAATTATTCTAAGATAAGTTGTGATTTAAATGGTCATTTCTTTATTTTAGATACTACATCTTTTGGAGTTGAACGTTATTATAAAATTTTGATTAAAGTAGTGTTTGATGATGGAAGAAACTATACATTTGACAATAACAATATATTTAAAATAACACGATGATTTATGTCAAGTTTTTCTAATGAAATTATAAATTTTGAAAGATATGGAACGTATGAATACAATTCAGACGAAGGCGGCAATTTTTTATTTAAAAATCCTCCAGAAAAATTCAATGAACAATATATTTCATTACCTTTAATAAATTATAATTATATTAAATTCAAAATCGATTCGTTTTATGATATAGAATTTAAAGAGTTTATATCAAATACTCAAAAAGTTGTCTCTTCTGAAACAACTACTGAAGACATTTCTCAATTAAAAATAGAAAATGAAGAGTTACAAAATAAACTCCAAATATTAATTGAAAAATCTGATGAAAATATAACAGAATCGGAAAGATTAGCTGTAAAACAAGTAATTTTAGATTTACGTATATCTTTAAAACAAGGAGTAGCAGAAAGAGATTTTTCTGATATATTTCCATATTTACCATTAATTAAAAAATAATTATGTCGTTTTTATATCCATACATAGGCAACGTTAGTCAAAGTTTATATTCAGCTTCTTATTTAAATGAAACTGATTATAAATTGTTTGTTACTAATTCGAGAGATGATTTTTGGTATGGTACTTCAAACACCGATGCTATAGAGTTTTCCGTATATGATATCTATCATAACCTTTTACATTGGAAAGCTAAAGATACTTTAGGAGAATATAAAACATCAATTTTAACTTATTATGATGATAAAAATGATGCAATTTCTTATGAATATAAAGAATTTATTTTTAAATATCCTTTATATAAAAATGAAAAAATA